CAAGCAAGCCGCGAATGACTAAAGCCTGGGCTCAGCACCCACAGTGTGCGCAGTAACTCGATGCGCGGGATCGAGCCTGGGTTTGGCAGTAGCACGCGGTGCTGCTCGCCGCATAGCTGGTGGTAGCGAATCCACGATAGCGGCACCACTGGCGGACCGACCGACGGGCCGAACCAGCCAGGCTTTATCCATAACGGGCGCGGACACTCGATAAATGCTTCGTCGCGGTGGCGCTCGATGTTGGCGATCTCGGATTCGGTCATGCGTAAAGGTGCGATAAAAAAAGAAGCCCGCCCAGGTTTGGGCGGGCTCCCCCTTATGTATTAGAACAGACCAGCTAGGTCAGAAAAAGAACAGGCCGTGGAGCCTGGCGAGACGCTTATGCGGTAACGGTAAACGGGATGTAGCGCACGCCTTTGATGGTGTTGCCGTCGGAATTGGTCGAGCTGGCAAAGATCTTAGCGGTGGTGGTTTCGACGGTGTCGGGTGTGCCACTGATTACGCCAGTGCCAGAATCGATCGAAGTGCCACTCGGCAGGCTGCTCGCCGACCACGTATAAGTAAGGCCAGACTCAGGGCCGACGGCGGCACTGTTAATGGCAGTCATGGCGACGGATTGAGTCAGCGCGACAGCGGCGATCGGCTCGGTGATCAATGGGTTAGACAGTAAGCGCAGTCCGGCTGATAGCTTCCACTCGCCGTTTTGCTCCTTGGCTAAGCCGCGCGATGTGAGCGCGTAGCCGAGGGCACCGATGGTAAATGTGTTATTGATCAGCGGTAGCGCTTGGTCGGAGTCGGCTAGCTGCAAGTCGAGAGTGCCATTGGTAAAGCCAGGCTTTACCTCGAAGCCTTTCGGCAGGCCGTCGGCGTGGTTGCGCATTAGGTCAGAGACCGTGTCCTGCGACCATGAGAAGTTGTTCGCTGTATAGACCTCGCTCGATTCGAGGATGGTGATGTCGACGCTGCCGGTGGGGAATGTGCCGTCTGTTTTAAATGTAGTCATTAGATTTAGGAGTTACGATGTGAGGTTTGATTCTTGGGAGGTGTCAACTCACGCCGCGGTGGCTAGAGTTAAAGAGAGTCGGCGCGCGCGCGAGAGTGTCTAAAGCTCGTCAACATGATTGATTGATGGCCCGCGCGCCGTCTTAAAGTGTGGCTTACTCGGTAGTCACCCAGCTGCCGTCGGTGGTGATGACGTAGCTGCCATTGCTGGTAATGACGCGCGGCCAGATGTCGGCGGGTATGTGGTAATCGACCGACCAGCTGAGCACCATATAGTCGCGGTGATACTCGGCCTCGTGCGCACTGACCGTCGGCGCGGGCAGCATGTAGGTGATCTTCGGGCAGACCAGCTCGTCGTTGATCGGTAGATGATCGCTCGGGGTGGTCTTGGCATGGCGCAGCGCGTAGCGGATCTGGCCGACGATCATCGTCAGCGGGTCTTGCGAGATGGTGTCGGTCGGCTCGAGTTCGGCGACCGTCTCTAAGTCTTCGCGCTCGCGGGCCACTTCGATCTGTAAGTTGCCGCCGACGAATGCGTCGTACAGTTTAACGCCATCGTGCGCGGTGGTGACGTGGCCGTTAGCGCTGCCACCGGTAAAGCGGATCACGATGCTGATATCGTTTAGGCCAGTGCTCTCGCGTTGCAAGATCGCATCGGCGCCGATCAGGGTGCGGACCGCATCGCAGATCGGGTCCTCAAAGTTGAATAGCTCGTATTTGTTGGCAGGCGCAGGCATGCACTCGCGGCGATGTCAAACAGCGCTAAGGCTGCACGAATAGTCCAGGGTAACGCTGGGCGCGGGTCTTTATGTCTTTAAACACGCCGCGCCGCATATCGTTGCTGATCGCAGTGCCGCGGCGGTTGATGGCGATTTGCAGTGCGCCCTGCCAGTAGCCAGGCTGAAACTTACCGGCACCAATGTGCGGGCCTTTGCGTACAGCCTTGGCATTATTCATCATCACCATGCTAAACTGCGCGCCGCTCACTGTGGTGCTGCCCTGCCCCAGTCTGCCCGGCATCGGCACGGTGCGCGCTTTAGTGGCGCCACCAATCACTCCACCGCTGACTTTGGCGAGGTTGATGCCCATCGAATCAGCGATCTGCATAAAGCTCATGCGCAACATACCAGCGCGTACCTTGCGGCGCGCCACCTCGGCGCTGATATATTTAGTGCGCTCCTTTTTTGTGACTTGAAAGTCGGACCATTCGCGATCGCCCAGGTGCCAGCCGCGCGAGGGACCACTATCAAACACCAGCCGCTTCTTTACGCTATACGCAGAGCGGAACCACATCTTGCCATCCTTACTGCTCAAGATCTGACCGACCGAGCCGGTAAAAGAGTTCATCGCTTGGCGGGTGACTGAGCGCTTAATCGCAGCCACCGCCGCTGGCTTTGCGGCCTTATCTTTGGCGAGGATCTTGATGATCGGCCCGGCGCCGGCTAGTTTAAACGTATCGACATAAGTCTTGCCGCTGATCTTAGAAAGTTCGGCGATGCTGGCGCGGAACTGGCGATCATCGAGCGTGCTGGTGGCGGACATGTGCTATGGTCGCGGGTGCGCTTCGGTGAGGGTAAATTGCCAGCTGATGTGGCTGGTAGTGGGTATGCCTTCGATGCGCCAGGTGCGGCCGCGCAGCAGCACCTTGACGGTGCGCGCGGGTAAGGTGCTGCGGTAGTCGACCGCGGGATCAAACAGCGCAGGGTTGGCGAGGAATTGATCGATGCGCAGCGTCGCCTGGAGCTGCTCGCGCGGACGGGTGCCCGCCTCTTCGGTGTAGAACGGCTCCTCGAGCGCCGAGAAAATACCGACCTTTGCACCGACTGCACCGGGGAAGGTGATCGTCTCGCCGTCCATCGCTTCGCGCTGTTTAGAGGCGACGATCATCTGGTTGAGAATGGTGGCTTTTATCGTCATATTATAAAAAAGTGAACCCCGCACGCGGGAGGTGCGGTGCGGGGCTCGTTTAGGGTTTGGATATTAGCAGTGGGCTAAATTATTTACCGTCTAAGATATCCACGGGGGGGGCTACGGTGGGCTCTTCGGCGGCGGCTTTGCTGGCCTTTTTAGGGCTGGCCTTCTTGGCGGCAGGCTTGGCCTGCGGCGCAGGCTTGGGCTGCACGATTTTGCTCGGCGCGGGATGCAGGAACACATCGACCTCGCTGGCCTTGTCGGTGGTGACTTTGATGGCAGCGGCCATCGCCTCTACTTCGGAGGGGCCGCAGTAAACGACTGCCACGTTGCTGCCTTTACGAGCAACGACTAGATGATAAGGATTTGCCATAGATTATAAAAGTTAAGGTTAAGGAAAAGCACCGGCGGGATCGACCCGCCGGTGCTGAAACTTAGCGGACAGCTTACGCTGTGCCGTCTTCGATGATGCCACCTGCGGTCGCATCGCCTACTTGGAAGCCAGCGACGATGTCGATGGAGTTCCAAGTCGCACGGCTCGCTGTGGATACCCACTGAGCGATCTGTGCTGTCATGCCGTTTGGCAGTTCGATCAACGCGATGTCGATCACTTCGCGCACCGCGTCGTCGTTGAGCGGCAAACGTGTCGCACAAGCCAGGGCTGTGGTGTCGGCGATGATGCCGTTGACGTTTGTGCCAGCGTTGGACCAGTCAGTCGCATAGCTCATGGAGTCGAGGCCGTAGGCTCCGTCCATTACGCCGAGGCTGTTTTTATCGCTAGTCGCGGCAAACTGCGCCCAGAACACGGCGTCCGTGATCAGGTTGCGCTGGTTGTATTTGCCAGAGGCTGCAATCAGTGTTTTGATGTCGGCTGCGGTGACAGTGGTCGGATCTTTATCGAGCACCGCTGCGCCAAAGTTGGCGACGGTGAACAATGCCGAAGCGACAGAGTCGAGCTTGTCGAGTAGGCCGTGCATGTTAGCGCCGAGCAGCTTCTCGAGCTTGCGGCCACTGTTGCGCTCGGCAGCAGTGATGTGGAATGCGGAGCTGTACTCGTTCATCGCCACCGACACAGCTGTAACGCTGGCATCGCCAGACTCATAGTTAGTCGGGTTAGTTTGAACGGTCGAGCCAGAGCCGACTAGGTCGACTTGAATCGTGGAGCGTGCGCCGGTTCCGTTTGGAGAAACTGCGACAGCTTCGTTGGAGAAATCGGTGCAGAATTTGTCGAATGGAAGGTGCTTGTTTTGAAGCGCAAGCATTTCCGACGACATGATGATATCAGCGAGAGTTGCTGCTGGATATGTATTAGCCATGTTTGTGAGGTGGTTTTTGGGTGTGTGAAATGCCGCGAGCGGCGGGAGAATGTTAGCTGATGAGCTCGGCCATGATGGCGGCTTTATTAGCGGCGAAATACTCAGTGCGTGCGCTGCCGGACAGAGTGCCGTAGTGCGCCGCGATTTCGCTGGAAGTTTGTGGTGTGCTGTCGGTCTCAGATGTCTCTGGTGTCTCTTCAGAAGTGGCACCCGCAGCGGCGACCGTAGCGATCGACTTATTGCTGATCATCGTCTCGAGTTGCTCGGAGATGTAGCTGGTGATAAATTCAGGCGTGAGCGCTGTATCAGCCGAGGCGACTGGCAGCTTTAAGCCCGCCGCATTGATGCTGGCGGTGAGTTCGGCGAGGGACGATCCGGCCAGCGCAGACTCTGCCAAGTGATTGGCCAGCGCCGCTTCGTGACTCTCGTCTTCGCCGCGTTCGATGCCAGCATCGGCAAACAAAGTGTCGCAGGCAGAATCGCCGATCGCTTGCAGGTCGGGCTGCTCAGTGGCGAGCATGGCCTCGAGCGCAGCTGCGTCGGCGCAGTCTTCGAGATTGATATCAGTACCGGCGATGTTTTGCGCAGCGGCTTCGAGACTCGTTAAGTAAGCGAGGCGTTCGTTGGAAATGAATTTAGGCATTTTTTGTTTGGGTTGGGTTTCTAGGTTCGGGAGGGTGTCAACTCGCAGCGGCGAGATCGGCGAGTAGTTCGCCGATGCTATCGACATGGGCATCGACTAGACCGGTGCTGAGCTGCGCGGCATAGCTAAAAGTCTGCCCCTGCATGGAGCTCTCCTCGAGGGTGCGCGTCGCGGTGCATGCGGCTTTAAACATGGTCCATATCTCGTCGACCTCGGCTTGTAGCATGTTGCGCTCGTCGTCGCTAAGGTGCTGGAGCGGGTGGCCCATCGCCTTAAAGTCGCCGGCTTTGATCAGTTCGAGTTTGAGGCCCTGCTCGGTGGCGGCTTCGGTTTGGTCGATCCAGCTGAGGTAGACGCCTATGCTGCCGACATCGCTCGAGGGCGCGGCAAAGATATGCTCGCACTGTGCGGCCAGCCAGTAAGCGGCCGAGCAGCACATGCCGTCGGTGTAGGCGTAGAGCTTCTTGATCTTGTTAGCAGCCGCGATCCGACGCGCCGCTTCGGGCACCCCGGTCACGACGCCGCCTGGCGAGTTGAACCACAGCACCGCCTGCTCGACCGATTCGTCGGCCACTGCGGCATCGACTACGCTGCACAGCGCATCGACATCGAGCCCGCCGCAAAAGATTTCCATCGAGGAGAGGTGCTTGCCGACCACGCCAAACACGGGGATCACCGCCGTGCTGCCGTGGATATGATAAGGCGCCGCCGCGGCGGTGCTCTCGCCAAACATTGCCGCCGCCTGGGCGCTCATCGCGGGCAACGCGGTGCCAGCAGGTGGCGGGCTGAAGTCGGAGCCGAGGTGGCCAGACATCGCCGCATCGAGCAGCGCGCCGACGGCGTCGACCGTCTCAGGAGTAGAGGCCCAAACGGTGCGGCGCAGGCGTGCGAGGATGTGGGGATAGTTTGGCATAAAGTTTTATTCGGCGGGTTCGCCTTCGGCCTCTAAGTCTTCTCCTGCTTGGATAGTGACTGGGCGACGTGCACCGCCGTCGTCTTTCCATGAGCTCTTTACAGCATCGCTAGAAGCTGGAAGTCCGAGTAAGTCGCGGTGGTAGTTTTCGTCGTCTTCTTGTGGAGTGATCACACCAGCGCGGACGCCGATACCGTATGCATCGACCTTCGTCTTGGCGTCTGTGTTATCGACAGCGACAATAGTGCCATCTGGATCGAGGCCAGCGGCATTGGTGCGCTCGGTCTCTTTAAGGATTTGCGCTTCGACGCGGCGCCAGCTCTTGCCGCGGCGACCGTGAAACTCTTTGCGGCTGAGCAGGCCGGCTTCGACTTGAGCCATCTCGAGCTTGCCGTCGCGGCCTTTGTCAATCGACGGATCGGGGGCGCCAGGGATGTAGTCGGCGCGGTACCAGTTCGGGTGCGCGTCGAGTTCGCCGCGCTCGATGGCGTTGGCGATCGCATAGTTACGCAGGCGGTGCGTGCTGCGGATCTCGCAGGTCTGGCGCAGCAGCGCGGTGCGCGAAATAGAATCGAGGATCTGGCGGATCGCGGTACCGGGGATGCCGGTCGGGTTCCAGCTGAACTCGTAGCGCCAGCCAGTCGAGGCGGTGACCTCGCGGCCGAGCAGCTCGAGGAAACCTGCAAACGCGGTGCCGGGGCGATCGCTCGCAAAGCTGCTCATATCCTCGCCCACATTGAGGCGGATAATCTCGCCGCCGACGACTCTCTCGTAAGGCACCGAGGACATATCGCGCGGCGAGCCTGCGGCCACGGCGTCGAGTTGGGCTTCGACATCGCTGCCGTCGTCTTCGTCTTCGTAGCCGTTGTAGTCCTTTTTGATGATGCGCGACACGCGGCTGTGGTCCTTGATTGCTAGCTTCTCAAAGCCGAGGATCTCGGCGCTGTCTTGGCAGTGCTCGATCGCGGCGTGCAGGGCCGAGACTTGACGCACCTCGTCGCCGGCTTCCATCATCATCGAGTGATCGACCGAGCGCGCAGGCAGGGTGCGATAGGTGCCGTCAGGCTGGAGAAACTTGATCCGCTGAGTGGCGCCGTGGCGGTCGACCTTGATGCCGTCGTTATAACCATCCTCGCCATCGCTGCGGACGTTATGTGGGCGCACTAGCTTGAGCTGTGGGTAGCCAGAAGGTTTTTGCGTTAAGATGGTAAACACATCGCCAGACTCGAAGCGGTTCGACTCGCGCGCGCGTTGCATATCCCAGAAGGACATGCGGCCGCTGATGTCGCAGATGTCGGCCCAATCCATAAACCACTCGTCGGCGGCTTCGTCCCAGCCCTCGTCGCCAGAGTCTGCATAAGGGAAGATGCCAGGGCCGATGACGTACTTTACAAAGTCGAGCTTGAGGCCCTTGATCATGCCGTTATTTTTGCACAAGTAGCGCGCGATGCGGTCGATCTGGCCACGGGTAAAAGGAGTAATGTCGCGCGAGGAATCGGTCGCGGCGTTGGTAATGCGGGCACGGTCGGGCGACCATGCGGCGGCGTTATAGCCACCAGGAGACCAGCCACGGATCGACGCTGAAACGCGCGGAGGAAGTGCTGCGGGATTGCCGAAAGAGTCGAGGATAGTAGTCATGGGATTAGCAGAAAGACGGACGGGTGCGGGTGCGCTTAGTCAAAAGGCCAGCATAGATCGCCGGCACAAGCGCGGCAGCTGAGAGCGGTACGGTGCGGGCCGCATTCTTATCGATCCACAGCTCGATGCGCGCCATCGCCTCCTCGCAGTAGCCCATGATCTGGAGCCGCGATAAGCCTGGCGTGACTTGGAATTGGAAGGTTTTACCAGCTTCGGAAGTCGCGATCAGCGTGGTGTCGGAGTCGGTGCCGGTGGTGTAGTTGCCGAGCTGCAAAGCCTGCAAGGCATCCAGCGCGAGCTCGGCATCCGTGACCAGGTCGCCGGCGCCGTCGAGCAGGGCCTGCCGAATGAAAACTTTGGTGATCAGATAATTAACACGCATACGACTTCGTGACCGTGTCAAATAGCCCGCGCGCTGCCGGGCGGATTGGTATGCGTGAGCGTGTGTAGATCGGTGATTATTCGTCAGCGCATTGCGGTCCGTGCCCGTTGCCAGTATCTATCAGTCGCAAATGTTTTGTAGCCATTGGGTCCACCATTATGGATGCGCGCGATGTCTTCGGCAGTGGGTGGTCTGCCTAGACGGTCCTCGGTTGCATAGCGAGCCATGTAGGCTGCAAAGATCTGAATGGCAGTATCACGGTCGAAGGCATCCTCATGCACCCAATCCTTGCCAGCGTATTCCGCAGCGTCTTGGACGTAGGCAGCGTGCATCTGGAGACACCCAAATGCCGCGCCGTTGTCGCCGATTGCGTCATTATTGCCGTTCGATTCGATTGTAATCAGTGCTAGTATGAGTGATAAATATGACATCTGTTTAGAGGTTGAGAGGTTTGCAAAAGGTCTTTGAGAGCCGCGCCTGACAGCGTTAGTCATCGACCACCATCATCAGCTGTCGGTCGTCGACTTGCAGATCCTTTTTGGTTTTGCGTTCGAGTTGCTTAGACTCTGCGGGGGTCGGTTCGGGCGCTGGCTCATCATAGGCCAACACGTCAAACGGTAAGAGGCCCGCCATCAGCGCGCGCGCGAATTGCATGCACTCGCAGTCCCAGATATGGTTGTTCGGATTACTGCGCACCTTCGGCTCCCAGCGATGGCCCCAGCGGCTGCCCTTGCGGATCTTCTTGCGCTGCTCGCTGTCGAGCTGGTCGCGATACCAGTCGGGCACGTCCATCGGTAGTTCCCACAACACGCCGTTGCCGTGGCGGACGCGGTGCAGCATGTCTTTGATTGTCGGATTCGACCACAGCAGATAATTGACATAACGCGCGGGGCCTTTGCCCTTCATCACGTCATACTTCTGCACCTTCGAGAAAGGCTTCTGCACGGTCTCTTTACGGCGGCCCTTGCGGATCTGGTGCGGGAAGCTTTCGCGGTCGTCGCCCATGAGCATCACCCAGCCATGCCGGCCACACATCGCCGCCACCTGCGCGGTCTTATTACGACCGTCGGCCACTACGTATTTTGCGGGCACGCCATGAGTGCGCTGCATCTCGACCAGATCATCTTCGAGCTCGACGCGGCCGGCCCAGATCAGGCCACTCGATCCAGAGCCCGCGATCCAGCCACGCACATCGACCCAGAAGTGCGGCGTGTCGTCGCCGATGCCTTCCTGGCAATCGATCGACATCAGCCGGTCGGTCTCGCCCGCATAGCCCTCGCCCATTTGGTAGCCGCTCAGCTGGAGCTCGGCGACTTGCTCAGTCATCGTATCGGTGTAATAGACCGCGAGTTTCTTTTGCAGAAATTGCTTTTTGAGAGTGATGTCGCCGAGCTTGTGCATCGCGTCCGCGGTCAGCCATTCTTTGACGAGTTCCGGCAGCGGCACCGTTACCAGCGAATTCCAGTGATAGCTTTTGATGTAGGGCACGCCTGGCGGATTGCCGACCACCCGCTCGGGCAACTCCATCGCGTGGTAGGCGGCGCTCGGGTATTCGGTCGAGTAGCTGCAAGTGCTGATGAGCTTTTTCATCGCCGCATCGTTGGCGGGGTGATGGTGGCCGCACAGTGGGCAGCGGTAGTGGACCGTCGCTTGCGCAGTGGCGATGTCGGGCCGTCCGTCCAAGTACTTTTTATTCTCCCACACCACGCCGGCCCAGCTGCCATCGGCGAGACGTTGCGACCAGATCAGCGGATGCGTTTTGGTACAGTCTGGGCAGCGCACCACCAGCTCATGCACGACGCCCTCGTTAAACACCACGTCCCAGTCGGAGTCGCGCTCGTTACCTTGCGAGATGTTGTAAATCTTCTTAGCCGAGCCGAACGCATCGGTGCGGCCTTCGGCTTGATAGAGCAGCCCCGGGTCCCATTGCCATACCTCGTCGTTGATCTGCACCTGGATAGAAAGCGTCTGCAAGTTCGACTCATTATGGCCGCCGCCTTGGATCAACACATCGCAGCCCGGCAGCGAGATAATGTCGTGCGACAACGCCTGGCGATCGGTCGGCATGATGTCTTTGATGCAGGGAGCGGTGCGAAACAACGGCCCGAGCCGCGTGCGCCACGCTTTATCGCGGATCGCTTCGGTCTGAAAGTTCCACATGATCGGTGCCGGGTATTCGACGATTCGATACAGCGCGTAAATCTCGCCGACCAGCGAACCGCCGGTCTGCAATCCTTTAAGCGAGTTCACCTTTTGCACGTGGTGATCCATCAGCGCCTCAAGTGGTGGGATCAGCCAGGGCGAGGGCCGCAGATCGAGCGGTCCGCTTTTTGCATACGCATCGGGCAGGATGATCTGCTGCCGCGCCCATTCGGTAATCGGTAAACGGTTCGGCCGCTCCCAGGCGCCGTGCTGGATTCTGGCGAGTGTTAGATCCATTTAGAAAAAGCCTTTTGTTTTTCGACGCAGATACGATCGAAGATGTCCTCGGTCAGTTCGATCAGCGCAGCGCGGCTGAGCATCTCACCTTTCGCCGGCAGCTCGTTGAGGAGAAACTTTCGCAGCACCGCTTTCGAGGTTGTCTCGGTTTTGCGCACATGCTCGGCCAGCTCGCCGCGGTGGATGTAGTCGCCTTTGACTAGGTCCAGATCAAACTGCGCCTTTTGTTTTTTGACCGCTTTGGTCTCAAAGTCGAGCCGGTCCGCCGGGCTCAAGTTCAGCAAGGCAGGATTAGCAGCGAGAAACTCATCGAGCTCATCCAGGTAAACTCTAGCACCACGGAATCCAGCGCAGCCGGCTTTCTTTGCCGCGCTGATCACGTCCAAAGTGAAGCCCGACATCGACGCGGCCGCCTTCATTGTTTGGGCAACTCGATTTGGATTTGATGCTTTAGATTTACTCATGTGTGTTTATAGTTTTTTAAAAAGTTTTACGCGAAAAACGTCGCGTAACGCCTATCC